CTCTTTCCCAATGGGAAACGCTCTTGGCACCTCTGTCGAGGCGCAATCCTTCAGACTCCTTATACTCGATTGCCCGCATAGCCTGGGTGATGTCTTCGTGATCATATATGTTCTCGTAGACCATCGGTATGCCCAGGCCACCAAATGCGGATGGTAAGTACGTAAGTTTGTTTTGGAATACCTTAAGTTCGAACCACGACGGCATCAAGAGCCGCAGTGCGATGGGCACTAGGTATCCATACTTGTCTATACGATTTATGTACCGTAGGATAGACGGCTTATCTTGTGCTCTCGCGCTCACCAGCTGATCGCAGAGTCGCTCGCGTCTCTCCTGCATCATGTGCCAACCTTCCGAAACTGCTCTTCCCTTCCCGACGAGGGGGTCAGGGGCTTCAAAGCCTTCCTTACCTCCCATCTTCTGGAATTGTGAAAGCAGTCTCAGTCGGGGCGTATCAATGTGGATAGATCCACTTGATGCGCCACCCCTACCCGACTCACGGATGGGGTTTACGGACGGATGTAAACCAGATTCCTGGCAGTAACTTACTACCCGGTCTGATATGCGGTATTTATCCCATGATATTTCAAAACCCATGGATTCCATGAAGTTCGGGATACGTTCCAGATCTTCTTTGGTACCCACTCCAAGATGGTCATCACCTGCACAGGCATAAGCCTTTACAGTGCTGTGGCTTTCGCTCGAGAACTCGGGCGGCCGCTTCCGCAGATTCTTATCAAGAATCGTGTTGTATCCAAGCTTGGTGGCTTTCCATGCTCCGTATGAAGAGGCTGTGAGAACTATCTTACATAGTGGTTCTCCCATTAGCACTCCTCTCATTGAGAGGAAGGTCACTACCTTTGAGCGCCCGTCCTTGACGACGTCAAATTGTATGCCAGCTTTTGTTAGCTCGTGTTGGAGTATTTTATACTCCCGACCTTTCACACGGATTTTAATATTCCTTGGACTGCAGAGAAGACTCGCTGCCTCAATGAGATAGCGATGTTCCCCTCCGGTAAGGATATTGTCCTCTTGGCATTGATCAATGATCCCCTTTAGCAGCGCAAACGACACGTCGTGTTCCGCCCTATCGGTTGCCGAGGTCATGTCCGAAGTGGATATGTACTCTTCTTCCTTATAAGCACCCTTCTCAAGGTTGTCTTGGAAGGCTTTTGAGAACCTCCACAGTCCCGCTGTATCTTTAAGTCCGACATTGCATGCAGGTATTAACGCCATAAGCGCCGTTAACCTGTGCGC